GGAAGGCTGCCGCCGCTCAGGCCGCAGACTCTCCGACCGAGAAGCAGATCGAGAGGGCGTCCGAGAGTCCCGAGGCGTGGAAAAAACTGAAGGAAGACTTCCCCGACTGGGCGGAAGGTGTCGAGGCATACGTCTCGTCACGAATTCCCAGTGGCACGGTACCTGACACGCAGAAGATCGTGTCTGAGGCTGTCGCCAAGGCGAGGGCAGAGATTGTTGCCCTACGCGAGAAGGAAGCCGAGGAGGAGTTGGACGACGTCAGGCCAGACTGGCGTAACGTCGTCAAGAGTGAGGACTTTGCGAAGTGGCTCTCGTCGCAGCCCGCTGACTACCAGCAGCGCGCCATGTCGACGTGGAGACCTTCGGCGGTTCTCCGGATCATCTCCGACTTTGAGAAGGCTTCGAAACCGAAGCCGCAGGAGGGTACGCCGCAGAAGCGTCTTGCTTCGGCAGCGATCCCGAGCGGTACGTCCAACAAAGTCAACCTGACGAAGTCGCTCGACGAGATGACTCCACAGGAACTGTGGGCCTACTACGACGAGATGGACCGTCGCGGAAAGAGATAACGGAGTAACCTGAAATGACCATGCAAACCTATTTTAGTCCTGCACCGCCACGAGTACTTGTCCGTGCGGAGCGAGAACTTCTGAAGTCGGCTGAGCCGATCATGGCGCTGTCGTACTTCGGTGTCCAGAAGCAGCAGCCGAAGAACAGCACCGACACGATTGTGTTCCGCCGGTACCTGCCGCTCGATGCGGCTGCCAACGGTGCGCCTGTTGTCGATGCGGCGAACTACCTGTTGGCCGAGGGCTTGACGCCGAATGCCAAGACTCTGACGCCGCAGGACGTCCAAGTGACGCTGCAGCAGTATGGCGTCCTCATGAAGCTCACGAACAAGACGGAAGACCTGCACGAGGACGATATTCCGTCCGAGATGATCAAGAAGGTCGGCGAACACATGGGTTCGCTGTCCGAGGTCATCAACTACGGCGTCGTCCGCTCCGGCACCAACGTGATCACGGCAAGTGGTGGTGCTCGCAACACCATCAACACCCCGATCACGCTGAACCTGCTGCGGAAGGCTGACCGGCAGCTTCAGGCTGCCCACGCCCGCGAGGTCACGCAGCGGCTCGCCGCCGGTGTCAACTTCGGTACGGAGCCGGTTGCGCCGTCGTATCTGGTGTTCGCACATACGGACGTCATCGCCGACATCCGCAACATCGCTGGCTTCACCCCGGTCGAGGAGTACGGCTCCTTCAAACCGGTGCATGACCGCGAAGTTGGGAAGATCGAGTGCTTCCGCGTCATCTCGTCGCCCTACTTCCGCCCGTTCGCCAACGCTGGTTCGTCCACGCTGAACGGCATGATCGGCGGTACCGCCGTCGACGTCTACCCGGTCATCGTGGTCGGCGAGGATGCGTGGGGTCAGGTTGCCCTGAAGGGTCAGGGTGCCGTCAGGCCGACGTACCTTCCGGCGAAGATCAAGAACCACGCGAACCCGATGGGCATGTTCGGCTACGTCGGTGCCGACTTCTGGAAGGCGGCTGTCCGGCTCAACGAGTCGTGGATGGTCCGTATCGAAGTTGGTGCGACCAACCTGTAACCTGAGTGTGGGGGCCTAGCCCCCACATAAACGGAGGACCACATGCCGTACAAGCAAGTACTCAACAGCACCCGGGCCTTCACGGCGTCCGAGGTCTACCTCCTGATTCAGGAGAATGACTCACTCCGCGCCGAGTTGGACGACATCCGCACCAAGTTTGGCCAACTTCTGGCGAAGCTCGATGCGGACGCCGGGGTCACTGACACCAACTATGCGTCGCTGCTCGCCCTTGCGCCTGCGCGATTCACCGCAACCTGATCGGAGACAATGAAATGAGCTACAACCTGCAAGACAACTCTGGCGTCAGCGGCTGCTTCTCGAAGGCTGGCCTGACCATCGCCACCACGACGTCTGCGTACCGCATCGTCAACGCCACAACGTACGCGATCAACGGGAAGCTGTATTCGAAGGCGGCGACGGACAACATCGCCTTCTCGGCGTGGAGCGGCTCCCTGACGAACCTCTCTGCCGGTCAAGCGTGCGCGCTCCTCGTGCTCCTTGACTCGTCTGGCACCGCCAAGGTCGCTCAGGGCGACATCCGCGCTGCCGGTGAGGCGTGCCCGGTGCCGACGGTCCCGAACGGTTACGCCACCATTGGCGCGATCAAGATCGTTGCCAACACGGTCGGCTTCACGTTCGGTACGACGGCCCTGAACGCATCCGGTATCACGACCACCTACACCGACCTCGCCAGCCACCCGGGCGAGGCTCTCTGACCGGTGTAGTCCCAAAGGGGGGCACGAGTGTGTCCCCCTCTTTTTTCATGGAGCATATATGGCGCGCACACAGCCGACCACTTTCTCGAAGGATGTTGCATCGACGGACGACATCAAGCTGGATGACGTTCCGGTGGACCTCGATAAGGCTAAGACGTCAGGCGTCGACGAAGTCGTCGTCCCCGTCGAGGCCGACATCAGCAAGCTGATGAAGGTCGACGCCTTCTACGCAGAGAAGGTGCTAGTCGCCTTCGCAGAGCCTGCCACCGAGAATGAGCCGCCGTTCGTTGAGGCGAATGTCAATGGACACACATTCGTCCACCGCCGCGACATGCAGCCGGTCGAGGTTCCGCGGATCATCCTCGAGTACATCGCCCGCGCCAAGACGATGCGTGTGCGGACGGAGCGGAAGGTTCTGGAGGACGGGTCGGAGACGATGGTCCCGAAGGTGACATACTCGCCAGACTACCCATTCACCGTCCTGCATGACCCAAGTGGCGCAAAGGGCGTCGCTTGGCTGAAGAATGTCCTCTCTCAGCCCGGTTGATGAATGAACTTCCTTCAGCTTGCACAGCGCGTCGCCCGTGAGGCTGGCGTCTCAGGGAGCGGACCAGCGTCAGTTGTCGGACAGACTGGCGAGATGTATCGCATCGTCAACTGGACGGCTGAGGCGTGGAGGAAGATTCAGGAGTACCGGCCAAACTGGCGGTGGATGCGTGACACAGCAACAACTACTACTGTGTCAGGGACAAACAGGTACTCACCATCCGGAGCGGCGCCGAACTTCGGTCTGACGCGGTGGGGAAGGTGGATCGTCACAAGCTTCTACATCACTTACCCATCCGGTCAGAACAGGGAGCTTGTGTACATGCCGTACGCCGACTTTCGGCGGCGGTTCATTGTTCTGGCTCCCGCTACGGCTATGCCGACGCACGTCACAGAGGCGCCGAACGGCGACATCATCCTTGGCCCCACTCCTGATGCGGCGTACCCGCTCGTTGGCGACTACTACAAGAGCATTCAGGAGATGACGCAGAACAACGACACTCCTGAGATGCCTGCTGATTACCACGTCGCCATCGTCTACAGGGCGCTGATGATGTACGCCAGATACGAGGCTGCGGCTGAGATCTATCAGGATGCGCTGAACAACTTCGATGAGGAGATGTCGCGCCTTGAGCGTGACCAGCTTGAGCAGCCACAGGTATACACGCAGACTCTGGTTGAGTAGATGGCTGAAGTCAAGATGCCTCCTGTCCAGACGGAGTACTTCCCTCTGGTCGGCGGACTGAACGTTATCGACCCGCAGATTGCCATCAAGCCCGGAGTGGCTATTGGTGCAGCAAATTACGAGGTTGCGCCAGAGGGTGGCTACTCAAGGGTCGGCGGGTACGAGAGGTTCGACGGTAGACCGAAGCCATCCGAAGCAGACTTCACTGTCCTCTTCGCTACCACGACGTTTTCTGCAACGGTTGCCGCTGGCCAGACGATCACAGGTGGTACGAGCAACGCCTCAGGCAAGATCATATCAGTCTCACCTGACTTCAAATACGTTGTCGTTACTAGGCAGTCTGGAGTCTTTCAGTTGGGCGAGAACCTGAATGTCTCGTCAGTAACAGTTGCTGTAAACGGGCCATCGAATACAGACTTGACGCAGTTTGACGACAACAAGTTTGCCGAAGCTGCGGCGAACGACTACAGAACAGACATTCATGCCCCACCCGGGTCTGGCCCTGTGCGTGGCATATGGTCCCTGAAGGACGAGGTTTACTGCTTCAGGGACAACGCTGCAGCGACGCAGTGCATCATGTACAGGGCAACCGGCAGCGGGTGGCAGCAGGTGAGCCTCGGATTCGAGTTGAAGTTCAATAGCGGCGACACCGGAACAGCGATAGTCGACGGCCAGACTGTCGTAGGCGGAACGAGCGGGGCAACAGGGGTCGTCAGGAGGGTGGTAGTCCAATCTGGGACGAACTGGGCTGCAGCGACTCCGTGCTCAGGTCGCCTCATCTTTTCGTCCATTACAGGGACGTTCCAGAACGGTGAAGAAATCAGGGTATCTGGAGTCAGGCGCGCAACGTGCGTAGGTACGCAGAGCGCGATCACGCTGCAGCCGGGTGGTCGGTTCGAGTTCGATAACTACAACTTCACCGGTAGCGCCGATACACTCAGGATGTACGGGTGCGACGGCGTAAACCGTGGCTTCGAGTTCGATGGGAACACCTTCGTCCCGATTGAAACCGGGATGACTCAAGACTCCCCGAAGTTCGTCAGGTGCCACAAGGGGCACCTCTTCTTCGCGTTCAAGGGGTCTCTGCAGCACAGTTCAATCGGCGAGCCGTACAGGTGGTCTGTCATCGTCGGAGGAGCATCCGAACTTGGGCTCGGTGACGAGTGTACCGGGCTACATGTCGTGTCCGGCTCTGAGGGTGTTGCCGCACTGATGGTGTTCTGCAGGAACAGGATCAGGGTGCTCTACGGCAACTCGTCTGCAGACTGGAATCTGGTTGCCCTGTCAGACACGACAGGCGCAATTCCGTACACGACACAAACCGTAGTATCCCCGGTATTCCTTGATGACCTTGGGATTACGACAGCCGACCAGTCGCTGAAATTCGGCAACTTCGAACAGGGGATCATCTCTGACAAGATTTCCCCACTACTGTCCGGGATCGTGTCTGACGCAGTCGCATCGACAGTAGTCAGGACGAGGAACCAGTACAAGCTATTCTTCAAGAACGGGTACGGACTCACGGTCACGTTCAGGGGTGTACAGATAATTGGCATCATGCCGTTCAACTTCCCTGTGACCGTCAGTTGCATATGCAATGCAGAGATCAACGGGAAGGAAACAATCCTGTTTGGCGCAACCGACGGGTTCGTGTACGAGCTAAACAGGGGAAGGAGTTTCGACGGGGCCGAGATTCAGGCGACCCTGAGGCCAGCGTTCAACCACAGCCGCACCCCAAGGACTAGGAAGCGGTATAGGAAGGCTATCTTCGAACTTAAGCCTACATCGGCGTGTACTCTGTCGATACAGCCAGAGTTCAGCTACGGCAACGGTGACGCGCAGACGCACACGATCTGGGATCAGTCTGTCACTGGACTTGGTGGCCGGTGGGACACGTCGAACTGGGACAGGTTCTACTGGGACAGCAACGAGTTCACGAGCATAGAGGTGAAGCTGGATGGGGTCGGGACGAATATCTCGTTCACGATCATCAGCAAGACTTCGAATGAGTTGCCCCACACCATTCAGGGTGTAACTCTCCATTACACCCCAAGACGTTTGGAGAGGTAGATGGCAAACAACTACTACACGAGGGTGTTCAACGCTGCGCCAGACACTAGGGCGCGCTCTGGCGACGTGAAGGCTGAGTACGACAACATAGTTACTGCCTTCGACAAGCTACCTCAGCCTCACCCGACACTGAAGGGATTCAACGAGCCAATCGTTGTCGGCACACCTACGCAAGATGGACACGCGGCCCCAAAGTCGTTCGTCGCGTCATTCACTGGTAATGGAATCCTGATCGGAACGTCGTCGACGAACGTGTCATTCGGAACAGGCGCCAAGACATTCTCGCTCACAGAGTCAGTCGCGAGATCTTGGGTTGTAGGGACTGAGCTTAAGGTCGTCTCACAGACAGACAACTCGAAGTACATGGTCGGGAAGGTGACGTCCTACTCTCACCCGAGCGTCACCATCAACGTTGTGCATACCAACCAGACTTCTGGGTCCGATTCATCGTGGGTCATCGCGCCAGCGATGGTGTCGGTCGCAACGCGGTTTCCTTCTGGTAGCGCGTCGCAGCCGGGGCTATATGCTGAAGACTACCCGACGACTGGCTTGTATGCTGCGCTCAATCAGCTTGGGATTTCGATCAACGGGGCGTCCGTTGCCCTGATTACCACGTCGGCATTCACGTTCAGCGTCGCACCTACGTACAACGCTGACCCGGCGTCAGCAAACGCGCTCGCTCGAAAGAGCTACGTCGACGCTGCCGACGCTGCGACGCTTTCGTCTGCAAACTCGTACTCTGATACGCAGCTTACGTCCGGCACGGTGACGGTAACGAACAAGACGTACACGAACCCGGGCCACACGACGCAGACGCTCACCGACGGAGCAACCGTCTCGTGGGATATGAACTTGGGCCACATCGCTACGCTGACGCTCGGCGGAAACAGGGCCATCAGTAACCCGGCCAACCTGAAGGCCGGGAGCGCGCTGCTGATCCTGAAGCAGGATGCAACTGGCGGAAGGACGGTGACTTGGGGGTCAGCGTACAAGTGGCCATCAGGTACTCCACCGGCTCTATCGTCGGCGGCTAATGCCACCGACATCATCACCTTCGTCTCTGACGGGACGAATCTTTACGGCAACATACTTAGAGGGTTCGCATGAACGAAGACGCCATCAAACTGAAGGGCAAGTTCCGGTTCGAACTTGTTGGCCCCGACGGCACCATCAAGCAGGTGGAGGAGTCGGAGAATCTTGTCGTGACGAGTGGCCGCAACCACGTCGCATCCCGCCTCGTCGGTACTGCGCAAGCTGTCATGTCGCACATGGCTGTAGGAAGCTCCGGTACCGCGCCAGCGCTTGGCGACACGACGCTCGGCGGCGAGCTTGGACGCGTCGCTCTCTCCGGCTGGAGCGCTAGCAACAACGTCGCAACAGCGACCGCGTCGTTCGGCGCAGGTGTGGCTACTGGTACGCTTCAGGAGGTTGGCCTGTTCAATGCCTCCTCCGGTGGGACGATGCTGTGCCGCTCCACGTATAGCTCCATCGTCAAGGGCTCCGCAGACACGCTGAACGTCACGTACACCGTCACCGCCTCCTGATCCCGGCGCCCCGGATGTAGGCTGAGTACGATGCTTCTGCCTGTCATCCTGACGGGGCACGATTACAGGATCGAGGTAAACGATGTCGCCGTCCAGTCAGATTCAGCCGCCGCTGCTGTTAACAGGGTTCTGCAGGAAGCAGATGTTGTCTATGTTGCTGACGATGCCCAGCCGCAAGTCACGTTCTTCCTGCAGCAGTCTGACGACGTATTCATTTCTGACTTTGCGGCACCATCTGTCGCTATAGGTCTGTCGGTCGCGGAGTCTGTAATGCTGCTACCGGTCGTTCTAACCGCCCAAGAATACAACCGGACAGTCAACGACTCCGTGTCTGTATCAGACTCCGTTGCTACCGCAGCAGCGTTCAACCTTTCTGTCTCAGATTCGTTTGCGAACTCTGATTCCGCGCAGGCTGGCCCTGAGAAGAACATGAGCGCATCTGAGACTGTGGTGGTGTCTGACGCTCCGTCGAACAGTCTGACGATGAACAGTACTCTTGGGGCCGACACGACGACGCTATCTGACAGCGCAAGCACGTCTCTGGATATGAACAGGACGCTAGGCGCAGACGCAGTCTCTATGTCAGACTCTGAGTCCAGCGCGCTGGACATGAACAGGACGCTCGGTTCAGATTCAGTCTCGATGTCCGACTCCGCGTCGCCAACGCTCGTTCCGGGTGATATAACGGTCAACCTGACAATATCGTCAAGCACATACAACTACAACATCTGGAACGCTGTCGTTGCACAGCTTGGGTACACGCCGACGGTAAAGGTAAATTGTACGCTGACCATCAACTCCGGAGTGATCGTTGGGTCGACAAGCACGTCGTCACCGGCTCTCGACACAGGTACCGGTTGGCCAACGAACTCGACGATCACTGTCGTCAACAACGGGACGATACAGGGCAAGGGCGGAAAAGGTGGAGATGGTCCAGCGCCTCCATCATTTGACGGTACTGTCGCTGGCAACGCAGGAGAGAACGGCGGGGACGCAATCTCACTACATTGGCCTGTAACCATCAACAACACGAACGGTTACATTTGGGGAGGAGGAGGCGGCGGAGGAAGTTCTGGAAGTGGAAAGTCGACTGTTGCTGGAACTCTTGCGCTTGGTGGGAGTGGCGGCTCAGGAGGAGCAGGCACAAACGCTGGTGCGGGCGGAGCTAGGGATCCCACAGCAACTGGTGGCACAGGCGGAACACCAAGCGACGGGAACGCAGGATCGCAGAGCGCAGGCGGCGGCGCGGTGCCATCAGTTACTAGGACATCGTCAATATTTAGAATTAAAACAGACGCTGGCGGCGCAGGAGGCGGACCCGGACAAGCAGGAAGCAGTGGCGGCACCTGCTATTCAGATGAGTACGATTCAGAACTTAATCAATGGGTTAACAATAGTTTTAGCGCTGGCGGCTCAGGCGGTGCCGCAGGGTACGCGGTACGAAGGAACTCGAACTCCGTTACATGGACTGGCGGGAACAACAGCACACAGGTCAAAGGTTTGGATGCATAAGGAAGCGAGATGGCTGTACTGAAAACATACCTGCCTCAGTATGAGGATGGAATGTCACCGTATACTTACGGTAGCAAGCCTCCGTCGACGACTTCTGGCAATCAGAACAACGTCACTACAGGTTTATACAGTAGCTCTGGGCCTGTTACTGGTGGCCAAAGTTCTGGCTCGCTGCAGCCGCCTCCTCCTCCAAATACTACGATTCAGAGCACGCCCCCGGCTCCAACACCTTCTCCTGCGCCGTCTCCATCTCCAGCACCAACTCCTGCTCCGTCTACGTGGCAATCTACAAACCAGATTCCAACTCCGCCGACGATCACTGCTCCACCTGTTCCTCCCGCTCCGCCAGCCGCGACGGTCACTCCGGTCACAAGGAACGTGTCGCAGGACGAGACTGTGGAGAGCCGTCTTGGTGGTCTGCTTACTCGTGGGAACCCGCTACTTGAGCTTGCGGTGACGCGAGCGCAGCAGCAGGCTGCCGCACGTGGACTCCTGAATAGCTCAATCGCAGCAGAAGCTGGTCAGGCAGCGGTCATCCAGAATGCCCTCCCGATTGCATCACAAGATGCATCCACGTACAACAAGGTTCTGTCTGAGAACCTGAACTACATGAATCAGGCCGCGCAAATGAATGCGGCTGAACAGAACAAGTTCGGGCTTCAGTCGCAGCAGCTTGCGTCCGACCTGCAGAAGCTCGCCATGAGCGGCAACATCGAGCTTCAGAAGCAGTACCTTCAGAGTGCGTACAACCTCGAAGAGAAGCGCGTCGAGGCACAGTATCAGCAGCTACTGAGGGGGTCCGCGTCTGCGACTCAGGTCTACCAGCAGATGCAGCAGAACGTTGCCAACATCATGATGAACAAGGACTTGGATGCCGCCTCGAAGACGCGTCTGGTTGCTGAGCAGGTTGAGCTTACACGCGGAGCCCTGCGGATCATCGGGTCGATGGCTGGAGACATCAACCTAGTCAGCCAGCTTGATGACATCCTGAAGCCGGGTGTGAAAATTGCGGTTCCGCCGCCTCCTCCGCCACCGCCTCCTCCGCCGCCTCCGCCGCCACCGCAGATTCTACCGCCGCCAAATTATCCGCCATATTATCCATATTACCCCGGCTACGCTGATGGCCCGTGACCGAAATGGAGTTGACAGATGGGACTCGGTAACTTTCTGAAGAGTATCGTCAAGGTTGTCGCAATCGTTGCTGCAGTCGTTTCTGTCGTTGGGCTGGTTGCGCCAGCATTTGGTGAGATGGTGACTGGTGCGCTCTCCAGCATCGGTAGCTCCATTGCGAGCACTGTTTCGA